AAAAAGAAGGATGGCGTTCTTTTAGATGGGAACGTGTAACAGGTTGGAATAAGGAAACTGAAAATGGGTAAGAAATCGAGAGATAAATATGTATCGAAGGGTGAACGTAGGAATGTTGCAAAATTTAATTGCACTTCAGAAAATGTTAATGCTTTAGAACGTCAGATACGACAACGTAAGGCTTGGAAACAGGGTAGAAATGTTGTTCTTACAATTGAAAATCCTAATAAAACAGAAACTAATAAAAGGTTTATTAAAGTAAAGGCAAAAGATCTTTGGGGTGAATATCGCCATCAAAAAGTATATACTATGACAGGTACAGCTGGAGGATAATATGGCATACAAATGTGTTTATGAATTAAAATGTACAGAATATAATTCTGAAAATGATGAGGGCGTAGAAAAAGAAGTTCGCCGCTATACTGAAAGAGTTGATGCAACAGATTTCAATATGGAAGAATTGTTATTGGTTTTTGAAGATTTTTTGAGGGCTTCGGGTTATGATTGGATAGAACCAAATAGTTTAAATATCGAAGGTTATGACTTGCCTACTAAACCGTTAGAGGATAAGGATTTTGAAGAATTCAGACAAATGCTCGAAAGATTGAATCAAAAAAAAGAATCAGCACCTCAAATGGATAATATGGAAATACATGAAAGAATGATGGGAATTGATAGAACTGCTAAAATAGTTTCATTGCATCCAAATAATGAAATTGATATTCCTACAGATGTTGTAGATACAATCGAACCAGAAGTTGATATGACGGTTAAATTTAATTATGATGAAAATATATTTTCTGAAGATAATGACTTTTCACAATTTCAATACACAATAGATTTCGATGGAATCGAAAAAAATCAGGAGGAAACAAAAAATGAGTAGAATGGATTTTGAACTCACAGAAGGTCATGTTTCTGAAATATTACACATGAAAGATGCTAGTGAATGGCATGCTGCAATGTTAGAAATGTTTCCAGAATATGATATTACGACAAGAAACCGTGTAGCTGGGTTTCTTGCCCAGACTGCACATGAAAGTGCAAACTATAAAGTTCTTTCAGAAAACCTTAATTATTCTGCAAAGGCATTAGATGCTATCTTTGGAAAGTATTTTAAACGCGCTGGCAGGGACGCCAAGGAGTACCACAGACAACCAGAGAAGATTGCTAACGTCATATACGCCAATCGTATGGACAACGGTAACACAGCGTCTGGTGACGGTTGGAGATATCGAGGCGGTGGTATTTTACAACTAACTGGAAAATGGAACTATACAAAGTTTGGTAGTGCTTGCAGAAAGTCATCAATCGAAGCTACAGAATATGTTCGTACTCCAAAAGGTGCTATTGAAAGCGCATGTTGGTTTTGGGCGACTAATGATATTAATATTTGGTGCGATACTGATGATATTGTATCTATGACAAAACGTATCAATGGCGGTACTATTGGTCTTGCAGACCGCAAGAAACATTATAAACATGCCTTAGAGGTATTGGGTGGAACATATAAAACTCGCGGAGACGTCGATATCGACAGTGATGATGAAAAGTATAGTCTTGTCCGTAAAGGATCAAAAGGCGACACTGTAAAAAAATTACAGAAAGCTTTAGGTATTAAAGCGGATGGTGATTTTGGTTCTGGTACAGAAGCAGCATTGAAGGCATGGCAACGCGAACATGATTGCGTTCCAGATGGTGTTGCAGGACCACAGACACTAGGAAAACTTTTTTCATAATGTCTGGCGCAAACATATAACCACATAGAGAAATCTGGAATTTTTGGATATAAGTAATTATTAAGTCAAGATAGGTTGTGTTATGACTAAAAATTCTAGAACTCTTAATACATACAGTGAATATATGACGGTTGACATAAAAGAAGCAAATAAAATGTTTTACATGGTTAAAGGTCATCTAATACCTGATGAATGGTCAGATAATGATATTGTAAAAATGTATGATGGTTATTTCAAAAGAATGTGGGGAAATAATGAATTTTTTCATTGCGAAGAGGGTTTTGAAGAAGCTTGGAATAAAAAACTATTGACACTACTATAAAAATATGTTATAAATAGAATGTAGACGTTGAAGAGGAATGGACATTTGCTGGACTCGGGGGCAGTACCCGACAGCTCCACCATAAACATATTGCAAAAGAAAATATGTTTTTGATGGGGCTGAAATAGGATCGACAGGTTTGAAAATAAATTGGAGTCACCCCGATGTAAGCTGGGTCAACGCGAACAAAACTACTAAATGCAAACAATAATTTTGCACCTACTGGTTACGCTCTAGCAGCATAATGCAGGGGGGTTGGTGACTTACCTAGCAACAGAAAAGTCACACTACACACAACACAGGAGAATGAAATATGAGAGAATATATTTACGATAGTTGGAATAGCGTTATGGACGCTGAAATCAATCCCCTTAAAAACATCCCTAATTTACAAGTACGGCATCTAATCATGCAAATTCTTGCATGGATGTGGGTGTCTGTATGTTCTATGTACTTAGGAAGTATTATGTTCTGGGGAATTAACGCAATTGCACATACACTTTTACTTGCTGTAATTGTAATTACTGTCGGTACATTTGATACTGCACAACGAAACCCAAAACTCTTCAAAAGAATTGATGGATATAATGGCCGTCAGGCAAATGGAGAGCACAATTAATTTTTGTCTATACACACAACACAGGAGAAATAAAGTGACAAATAAAAACCCATTTGAGATAAGAGCAGAAATGCTTGGTCTCGCAAAAGACTATATGGACCAACAACATCAGATGAATATTCAGTTAATGAATGATCTTTATGAACAAGGTAAAAGAAGTATGGAAGATGTTGAAAAAGCATATGAAATGTATAGTATTACAGACTTAATGGAAAAAGCAAAAGAAATGTATTCTTTTGTTTCCAAAAAAGACTAAAAATATTTTCTATACCTTTACTGAATCGACTAGATAGACAGTTCTAGTTGTATAAGTAAAGGTATAGATTATAACTAATGTGAAATTTAACTCAACTGGAAAAGTCAGCTGAAAGTAAGTTTACACCAATATTTGAAAAGTGAGTATATTAAAGTGCCAATTTATAATTTTAGATGTGAAGACTGTGAGTATGAATTTGAACATTCATGCAAAATTTCTGAACGCGAAGAATTCATTACGAATGGTTCGGGTCCAGATTGCGACACCTCAGAAAAATGTAATTTAAAACAAATCTTGTCCAAGGTAAACTTTGGCGCAGATCCTTTGGGTCATGCAAGAGTTCCATTGGAATTTAAAGAAAAAGTTTTAGATAGATTACCAGATGTCGGCCGGCAGGGAAAACGTGAAAGTAGATTAAATTTCGAAAAGTAAACTTATTATGACTTTTCCCCCAACTAATTTGGAGTCTCTGAATGGGAAAAAAGTCTGTAAGAAAGAAAAACAACGGCAATACAAGATTAATAGGTATAGACAGTAGACATAAACAATTAAAAGAAATATTACCAATCACACCAACACAATCAGAAGTCTTTGAAAGATTTGCAGATGGAGATCATTTATTTCTTCATGGCGTTGCTGGCACAGGAAAAACATTTATATCATTATACCTTGCATTAGAAGAAATAATGCATCCAGACTCAACCTTTAGAGAAATACAAATAATAAGAAGTGTAGTCCCAACTAGGGATGTGGGATTTTTGCCCGGCTCTGAGAAACAAAAAATAGAAGTATTCGAATCGCCATATAAAACTATCGTTAATGAATTATTTAATAATGGTACGGCTTACGAAACTCTAAGAAAAACCAATCTTATAAATTTTAATTCGACATCATTCATAAGAGGTCGTACTTTTTATGATAGTATCATAATTGTCGATGAATGTCAGAACATGAATTTTCACGAATTAGATTCTGTTATTACACGATTAGGTGATAATTGTTTATTGATGTTTTGTGGGGATTTTCGACAGTCAGATTTTAGAGCAAACGATGAAAGAAATGGAATTAAGAATTTTATGAAAATTATAAAGAATATGAAACAGTTTTCATTTATAGAATTTACAGAAGCTGATATTGTGAGAAGTTCATTAGTGAAATCTTATATCATCAATAAATTAGAATTGGGTATCGTTTAAAATACTATTGACAATAAGACATCCATGTGATATAATGATTCTAATAAATTGGAGTTATTATGTTTAATCACATGGATGTTGATTTACCAACACACACGCTAAGTAGAATTACTGAAAATAATAAGAGATTTTATCTTACACCTGATGGTGGTAAATATCCATCTATCACAACAGTATTGGGTTGGTTCTCTGCAAAAAGCATCATGGAATGGCGAAAACGTGTCGGCGCGGAGACTGCCAATAAAATCACGACTCAAGCTTCTAGGAGTGGAACTAGCGTCCATCAGATGGCAGAAGACCACCTAAATAATAAAGAATGGAAAACAAAAAAGACTATGCCATATGATATAGAATCTTTTTTGAAAATTAAACCGACTCTTGATGAACGTGTAAATAACATCTATGCACAAGAGAAACCTTTGTATTCTGATCATTTAGGCCTTGCGGGTACGGTTGACTGCGTTGCTGATTTTGATGGTAAATTATCTATTATTGATTTTAAAACTTCACGTCAAAGTATGATTGGTGATAAATATGGCAAGTTGGAAAAATATTTTCGCCAGGCATCTGGATATGCAGTTATGTTTGAAGAGCGTTATAAATTTCCTATAAATAGTCTTGTAATTATTGCCGCAGTAGCGGGTAAGTCTGATCCAGAAGTGTTTACCTCGAAAAGAGACACGCATATAGGTGGACTTATTGATATGGTGAAAGAGTATAAACAACATCATAATCAACTATAGGAAAAAACGATGAGGACTGAAAAATTTGTAACCGAAAATATTAAGATAGGAATATCTGATTATCTTGCTATGAGTATAGATAATGGCCGATTATATTTTCATAACTTAAAAGTTCATAACGACATTCCAGATTGGATAGAACCATCTGATAGAGAACTTTCTGTTGAGTTTGGATATGTTGAAAACTTTTTAGTTCCGTCAGGCCAAGGTATCGAAATTGATATGAATAATTTAGATCCATCTGGAAATTATTTAGTAGAAATTTTGAATACAGGATCTCCTAAAAATTATCCAGATTTTTTAATGGAAAATTTTTCTGGAAAATTCCCATTTCAAAATAAAACATTGGGAGATATTTTAATCACTTTAAAAATTACACCAGAAAGTGGCAGTTCTTCATCAAATAGTAAATATAATTTGAAAATAAATTCTTTGAATTATTGGCCAAATTTTAAAAAATCATGTGATTTTTACACACAAATACAAGAAGCAAGAGTTAGTACATATCCGGTTTCTGGAAAATTGGGCCCATTTGCTGTTTGGGATGTTTTTAGACATAATAATGTTAGGCTAGATATTTCGGTCGGAGCTAATGATACGCAATCTAAGATGCATAAAAAAATAATATATAATGTAGATGATAAGATGATTCATATTTTTCCTAAACATTTTAACTCATCTAGAATAGATGCAATTGATATTTCTGTGACCATAACAATACAGGATCCAGACGGAATATTTTCTATAATAACCAAAGGCGATATTCCAGCTGGCGAAGATTATGAAGATTTTTACGGTGCATACCTTGAAGCTTATCAACCTATTATATCAAGACTTGTGGAAGATGAAAAGGAATATTTTGATCTACAAAACGAATATTTGAGTATCGACGCTGACAGACATGAAACAACAATCGCTCATATGGATTCTACAGCCGAAAAGATATATTTAGAGAAAGAATCATTTAATAGAAAAATAGGAAACGGGCAACCTGTTCCTATATTACAAGGTACTTCAAATTATATTTCAGACAACAATGGTCGAAAATTTGAAAATTTGGATATTGATGGCACAGTCAATACTCCAAATGAAGGTTACTAAGAACATACACACACATTACACTATCAACTTAAAAAAGAAAGGAGTTATAATGGAACTTATTACTAAAGTTAAATCATGGGCCGCCGCACTCGCAGAGGTCGGCGTCAGTCTAATTGGATTAGGAATTGTCCTTGAAATCCTGTTCGGTGGAATGAATATTCCATTCTGGCCAGAAGTAAACGTGACTGCAAACATTCTAGGACTGCTGAGTAATTTCAGTGATCAAGGTCTAGTTGGTTTGGTTGCTCTCGCAGTACTTTGGGCTATCTGGAATAGAAAATGATTTCTACAGTAAGTGATTGGGTAAAAAGTAGATTAAAAGAACGTACATCTCACGATGGCATTATTTTAATTGTGTTAGGTGTACTAATTTTAATTGGTGCTCCTTTTGTAAAACTTGGTGCATGGATCGCCATTGGATGGGGTGCGTGGACAATCTGGTCTAAAGACTGAAAAAGTCTTGACAAAACTTTCGCTATAGCGTATAATTGTATTATATACGCTATAGCGTTATTTAAGGAGTGAAAATGCTAAAACTAAAAAGTTCAAAAGAATTTTGTGATGAAATTGAAAAAACCGTAACAGATATGGGTATGAGTTATATCGAAACAATTACCCATTATTGTGAAGAAAACACTTTAGAAATTGAAAATATAACACCACTACTCAGTTCATTCATAAAAGAAAAAATTCAATACGAGGCTGAGGGGCTAAATTTAGTAAGGAAGTCCACTGAAAAGCTACCTCTATGATTCATATGTCCAGTAAAAAAATTGATGATTTTGAAGCATTTAAAATTTTTCTTGCCATGAAATCTCATTTTAATAATGAATATAATTATGTGGAATATGACGGCGCATTTAAGGCAAAAAGAGAGTCATACTCTAAAAGAAAAGATAGATATACTTTCGTTCAGTTATCAAAGAAATTTGGTAAAAAGGAACTGGAAGAATTTTTCCTTTCACTGTTTTTGAATGTTACTGAAAAAGGAAACATTGCTGTCTCTGGCACTAATAATATGTGGACAGGTAATTTGCTTGATAAAGAAGCGACCGACACATATAAAAATTGGAAAAAGAGATTGCAGAGTTTGCAATATAATTTTATCAATGATTGCGAAACAATTTTTGATAAAGGATTAGAAGAAGAACTAGAATTTAACCAGATTTTCAAATCTGTAAATGGGAATTACCCGCTTATAATAAGACTTGAAAAAATGGGAGATATTTGTGTCGAAACTGTAGTGGTTTTTGACATGATATTTGACTTTATAAATAATGTGCGGATCGCAGATACGACTTATTGGCCCGTGTATAAAAAGAAAGTCAAAGACTACGCACCATTTTTGAAAGTGGATGTGTCACGTTATGTTGGAGTTATGAAAACTCTTTTGATTGAAGATTATTATGATAATTATGGTCAATATCTATTGACAGACCGTGGATAAAATGATATACTAATAATATAAACCGAATACAAATATACAAAACGAATATAACGCATATAAGGAGGACAATATATGTCTTTTGCAGCACTAAAGAAGAATCGTTCCGATTTCAGCCGTCTGGCACAGGAACTAGAAAAAACAAACTCCCCACAACAAAATTCATCGTCACAAGACGATCGCATTTGGAAACCTACTATTGATAAAACTGGCAACAGTTATGCGGTAATTCGCTTTCTACCTCCATGCGATGGCGAAGAATTGCCATGGGTAAGAATCTTTAATCATGGATTCAAAGGGCCCGGCGGATGGTTAATTGATAACTGTCCTACCACAATCGGACTACCCTGCCCTATCTGTGAAAGTAACACAGAACTTTGGGGTACTGGTTCGCAAGATAATCAAAATCTTGCTAGGGATCGTAAACGTAAATTAAAACACATGTCAAACATTTATGTTATTAAAGATCCGGGCAATCCAGACAATGAGGGTAAAGTATTCCTTTATTCTTATGGCAAGAAAATCTTTGACAAACTCAATGATTTAATGCGTCCTCAGTTTGAGGATGAGACACCAGTAAATCCTTTTGATTTCTGGGGTGGAGCAAACTTCAAGTTGAAGTATCGCACAGTAGATGGTTATGGTAATTATGATAAGTCAGAATTTGACAGTCCAGCGGCACTAATGGAAGATGATTCGAGAATGGAAGCCATTTATAAACAGTGTCATTCTCTTGAAGAATTTGTCGCGCCTTCGGCATTTAAGACTTACGATCAACTCAAGGATCGTTTGGACAAAGTGTTGGGTGTCACATCTCCGGTGGGTACGGCAGAGACTCGTGACATGTATGAAGATAATTCTTCGTCACAAGAGTCTATGTTTACTAAACCAACTTTCAAAGAGAGTCCTACACCAGAATTGAAATCTGTATCTAATGACGATGATGATGACGATTCTATCTCTTATTTTGAGAGACTTGCCAACGAAAGTTAAATTAATTTTTACTCCTATAATAAAATGAATGATAACTAGGGCATCTTTGGGTGCCCTTTTTTTAGCTATGCATTTAGTGCATATCGGGATTGACGCATTGTAGGGTTGTTTTTTACCGTTTTTATACTATATAATAGGTAACACATACAGACATACACAGGAGAAAAATATGTTTAAAAGAATTATGAGTATTGCACTTTTTGCAACTGCTGCGGCATGTGCCCCAGTAACCGCTGAAGATTTAACGATTGATATGTTGAATAAAAGAGATGACGGTACAAAGATGG